TCAACATTCCAAGAATTGATTCAGTGGATGGAATTTATGCCTTCTATTGTACTTAATTTAGGTGATATGCTTGTAGCTAGGTTTTTTACACACAGCTATATGCGTAAGGTGTATTGGGCCCTGTGGTCTCATGTCATTACCGCCTATGTTAGGAACTTGGCTGTCTTTTTCCTTACTTTGGATCTTTTTATGGTTATTACCATGTATGTTTTTATCCCGTATGAGGTATGCATGATTCTTTGTTTGTTTTTGCAGATTATCATCGCATGTGCTGGCACTGCTTTCTTGGTTAAGTGGTATCGCGATCGAATGGATTTAATTGATCGTTTGAATGGTAGTGTGCAGCAAACTTACCGGGCTATTAAGCGTTTTAATTGGCGTAGAATGGCTAAGTGGGTCTCTGCAGGTGTAATAGCGTATAAGGTATTGAGTATGATTCGGAGTGCAATACTTGCTCGAAAGGTTGTAGATTCAGTCCTTGAACATCAATCAGCGCTAGAACCAGAGAGTGTTGAAGAAGTTAAGGAGCGTGATTCCAAAGTGAGCGATTGGGCTAAACCAGCCTGGGAGGAACTACATGTTACGCATAAAGCACGTACGACCACATTTGAACAGCTTAAACATAAGATTAGTAAGAATTTGTACCATGTGACGTTTGTTGCAGAGGATGGCAGTTCGAACAGGTGTGATGGTCTCGTTACGGATGGAAACAATATGCTTTTGCCGTTACATGTTTTTGGAAATAAGACTAAACTCAAGGTATCGTGTAGGCTTAAGGAAGGTGACGGTTTAAATACTGTCTTTAGAGGTCATGTAGCTCTTAATATGGCGGCAACCATTGATGGAATTGATCTCGCTTATGTCAGTGCAACGTTCTTGAATCCCCATTCTAGTATTGTTGAGTACTTCCCCGAGTTAATTACCCACACACGTGGAGCCGGTGTCTTTATGTACCGAAATGAAGACGGCACCATGCGAGAAGATAGTGTGGCTTTTAAAACTTCGATGAAGCATTCAGGAGGAACTGGTTTCACTTATGCATTACCATATACTACCTTTAATGGTTTATGCATGGGTGTTTTGCTAGGTGAGTTTGATGTACCTTGCATAGCTGGTGTCCATTTGATGGGTTCGCCAGATACACCAATTGGTCTTGCTCTTAATGTAACCCAAGACATGATTAGGGATCTTCAGAAGGTGTTGAGAACTAAACCATGTTTGAGTGCTATGTCCAATGGTGATTTTCCTCTCGAGCTATATGGTGTTGAAGTCGTAAATCAATCCACTCCCATCCATCCCAATTCTCCTCTTAATTATTTACCCAAATATTCCAAGATAACAGCCTTGGGTAATTGTCCTGGCAGGTCTTCGCATACTAAGTCGACAGTCCATAGGACGATTATTTCTGATTTAGTCACTGAAGTTTGTGGAGTACCATGCACATGGGGTGCGCCAAAGTTTAATGCAAAGCGACAATGGCAAGCTTCTATGCAGTATTCTGCCAATACGTCTTGTGGATTAGATCCAGAATTGTTAGAATGGGCAATGAATGATTATGAGGAAGATTTGGTTAATGCGTTTTCCAAACCACAACATCTTAAATGGATTAAGGCTGAGTTTAAACCATTAGATGGTATGGAGATTATGTGTGGTAGGGATGGTGCTCGTTTCCTAGATGCAGTTCCAAAGAGCACTTCCAAAGGTTTTCCATTGAGTGGACCTAAGGAAGAATGGATAACACGTTTAGACCCAGAGGCTTTTGAGAAGTTTCAGTGTCCCGTCGCTATCCGCCAGGAAGTACTAGATTTGGCCGAAGATATGTGTGAACGATTTCGTCGAGGTGAGCGTGCTTATGCTATTTTTAAGGCATGCGTTAAAGATGAACCTACACCCTTATCTAAGGACAAAGTGCGAGTTTTTCAGGCTGCAAGTTGGGCCTTCCAATTACTTGTACGTAAGTATTTCCTACCTTTGGCAAGGTTAATGTCATTGTTTCCATTGCAATCTGAGTGTGCTGTTGGAATTAATGCGCACGGCCCCGAATGGGATGAATATGCCAAGTTCATGAAACAACATGGTGATGATAGGATATTAGCAGGTGATTATGGTAAATTTGATCTGCGTATGCCTGCCCAGATGTTGATGGCCACATACAAGGTGTTCTGTAATGTGTGTGAGAAGTGTGGCACTTATTCTGAGGATGATCTCCTCATCATGCGGGGAATTGCTACCGAAATCAGTTATTCAGTAGTTGCTTATAATGGTGATTTAATCATTCATAATGGTTCCCATCCGTCCGGTAATAACATGACTGTGTATGGAAACTGTGGTGATAATTGTTTGAACTTCCGTTGTGGTTACGCTTATAATGGTTTGCGGAATGGTTACACATTGAAGACACTTCCAAAGTTCAAGAAGGTTTGTGCTTTAGGGACTTATGGGGATGATGCCAAAGGATCAGTGAAACGTGGTTTTGATTGGTTTAATCACATTTCTTTTGCAAAATATCTGGCGGATAATGATATTGTTTTTACGATGCCTGACAAGGAGTCGACGCCTACAGAATATATGCATGATCTTGATGCTGATTTCCTTAAGAGGAAGAATGTCTTTAATGAGGAAACGGGTTTGATACACGGTGCATTGGATGAGGACTCCATTTTTAAGAGTTTGCACACTGTACTCAAGTCTAGTATAGGGCCCAAAAGACACGCTGCTGGTAACATTGAGACAGCGTTGAGGGAATGGTTTCATCATGGTCGTGAAGTTTTTACCAAACGCCATAAACAAATGATAGAAATTGCAGAGAGAGCAGACTTGCAAAATTTGTCTATGGATGTAAATGAAGATACAGGTGTCGTTATGAATTCATTATATGATGATTACGATGTCCGTTTGGCCCAATTCCGAGCGAAACATTTTGAATCCTAGGTGGATCAAGTGGTCCTGGGAGGACACTAAACTCATCCGTTCCGGACCTATTCGGGACTGCTTTGCTAGAGTTGAAAATAGGATTGTATAATTGGATGACTGCATAATTTTATATTTTATATGTTTACGTATTTTATGAACAGCTTTTATACTCTAAGACGTGCTCCTCGTAGCATACCAGTATTTACTGGAGGGTTGGTCACCCAAACAAACATCATTGCCCCTAGATGTGTTAAGCGCCACTCTTGGGGTATTTATTAAATAGCTTACAAATGATAATCCTAATAATAATAGCCTGCCATCAGCTAATGATGGTGCAAGTTTTACTACAAGTAAGACATCTCAAAGCACAACATCGGAAAATGTTCATTTCGTTGATGGAGATACG